TCCACGATCAGCGCGTGAAGCGGCTGACCCTGGGTTTCCATCGACCGGAGGCGAGAGAAGATCGTTTCCATGCGCCGGATTGTGCATCCAGCGCACAGACAAGTCAACAACTATTTTTGCACTAGGTGCACATTCTCTAGCCGGTGCGGCGAGTCACCACTTCGGCGAGGTCACGAATCTGGCGGCGTTCGCCCTCGCTGGCCTGCTCCCAAAGCGTCCACATCGCTTCCTTGTCGGAGGGGTCGCGGATCAGCAGGTCAACCACGTCGCACATGTATAATTCGGCAAGCGCTTCAAGCAGTTCCTGGTTGTAGGGCTGCTTGAAGGTTTCGATCCGCGAGAGCTGCGAATGGCTCATGTGAAGGTGATCGGCGACCTGTTCGAGGGTCTTTCGCCGATGCTTGCGCCATGAGCGGAGAAAATGACGTGCCATGCACAAAGTATCGCGCCGAGCGTCTGTAGGAAACAGCGACGGCCATGCACAAATGGGCTTGCAATCGATGTGTATGTGGTGCACATTGTGATCCATGAAGCTCAGTGCCTACCTTGATTTGGCCAAGCTCGATGATGCGGAATTTGCCGCGCAAGTCGGGTGCGACCGCAGCACGATCTATCGTATCCGCAAGGGTGACACGCGCCCTTCGCCCGCGCTGATGATCGAGATTGCGCGGGAGACGAAAGGCGCAGTCCTACCGAACGATTATTTCGACGGCCTGCCAGAGGCCGCGGCGTGATCTGCGAAGCTGATAATCGCGGCGGTTGGCCGCTCCCAAGGCCGGTGCTGGCGCGAGCATTCGACGGCGTTCGCGATGGTCTGGAAGAAGGTTTCGGCAGACATGGCGCGGGCGAAACCCAGCGCCGGATCGACGATGTAGAACAACTGGTCTCTGTATTCGAACACGCACGGCTGACTGGACGGCAGCACGGTCGTGGCGGCTGCACTGAGCGGCATACGCTTACTCCCCGTTCCCCAACGATTCGGCGGAACATTAGGGCGACGGCAAACCTTGCCGCAGCATTAACAAAGCGCAGGGCAAGCTCCCTTCCTGCGCCAATGGTGGACGGAGCGACACATGCCCCGACGCCCCACTCACTCACCCGCAGAGATTTGTAGCCGTGAACGCGGGGGAACAAGTCATCGTAGGGTCGCACCTTTCCAAGCGAGATTGGTTCGTCGGTCCTGCGCCTATCAACGCGGCGCGCAACTTCATCCGCCAGCACCACTATAGCAAGGGGTGCTCTAAGACCGCAGCATATCTGCACGGACTGTTCCGCCGAACCGACACTGCGCTGATGGGCGTTGCGCAATGGATACCGCCGACACGCGACGCCGCTGAGACGGTCAATCGCGAAAGTTGGCAGCAAGTCTTGGCGCTCTCCCGCCTGTGCATCCATCCAGACGTTCCGACGAATGGCGCGAGCTTCCTGATGGCACGCAGCATTCGTTTGATTCAGCAGGAGGGGCGGTTCGTGTCTCTCGTCACCTATGCCGATGAATGGCAGGGCCACACGGGCGCAATCTACCGCGCGACCAATTGGACCTATGTGGGGATGACGGCACCCGAGGCGACGTTCGTTCTCGAAGGCCGCATGATTGCCCGAAAGGCTGGAGGCAAGACGCGGACGCGCGCCGAAATGGCAGAACTCGGAGCTGACATGATCGGCAGGTTCGCCAAGCATAAATTTGTCATGCACCTCACGCCAGCGCGCATCACCGCCAATGAAGTCCACCCCGACTTGTTCGGAGAGGCTGCCTAGATGCTCGCCGCTCTCTTCATCTACGGCACTACCGTAGCCGCAGGGCTCACCTTCCTGCTGTATCTTCCCAACGCTGTCGATTGCGAGGTTTACGGGGACGTTCCCCGCATTCCCGATGAGATGCAGACGACGGCCCGCGGGAGCGGTGGGGGAGGACCGAGCATTGGCGCGGACCGTCGCTGCTTCGCACGTCATATCGCACATGACGGGAGCGTAACTAGCTTATGAGCGCGACCGCTGCTGCGAATTTTGAAGCGGTCGAATCCCGCAACGATTTTGCGAACCCTCCGCTGGTCTCGCGCAATGCGATCCGTGAGAAGGTGCGCGATGCCCTCCGGCTGCATGTCGGGCGTGGTCGCCGCTACACGGTCAAGGAGCTGTCCAACGGGACGGGTGTTGCCGACCGGCTGATCGAAAGCGCCATGTGCGATGTCGAGAGCCCCGACTATCGCCCGCTGTCCCTGGAAGCGCTGGCGAGCATTTCCAAGTTCCTCGGCGTCTCATTCGCGTCCGCATACCTCGAACTGTCCGGCCTCGGCGCGTTCGAGCTGATGGACGGCCAAATCCCGCTTCCCAAGGTGCTGTCGTGTTCCACGGCGCAGGAAGATGCAGCCGAAGAACGCAAGCGCCTGATCCGCAGACTGGCTGAACTGGAGGGCGTTCAATGAGCGACTGGGCTGTTGGTGATCTTGCGGTGTGTGTGGATGCCGCTCCACGCTCTTACAGGACCGACAGTGGCGGATCGCTCGCTGTTGGCAATATCTACACAGTAGAGGCTGTCTTTTTCGGCGCATTCTCGCGGCATCAAATGCTCGGCATTATGGGCTTCCCATGGGAGCCAGAATGGGTCGGTTGGGATGCTGACCGCTTCCGCAAAATCCTCCCTGACAAGCACGAAGCCTGCGAGAGTGAATTTGTCGATCTCCTGAAGCGCATCAAGCGTCCGGTGTCGGCATGATCCACATCATCGCATCCTTCTGTCGCTGGTATTTCCACCAGGTCTGCCGTGTTCCTCGCGATCTGTTCTTCTTCGCGCTTGGGGCGACCTACGTCTCTGTCCTCGACGCCCCGCATAACCCACCAATGTCGAGTTAGCCGTCATGGTGGGGGACTCACAATCACCGGACAGCCCCTGTGCGCTCAACGTAACGCGCGGGCTTTATCTCGACAGCGACGGCCATGTTTATCCCGTCACCAACTGGTTTGACAGCGATGGCGATGAATGCGCCCGAGAGGATGCCGTCACCTGTGTTGCCGGTGAAGGCGGCTGCTGGTTCGCGCTCACGATTAGCGACTTCTGCGAGGAAGGGTATCGCGCATGACCGATATCGTGCTGCCCTTCCCGCCGGCATCGTTGAGCGGCCACCACAGCGTCCACTGGCGCAAGCTCCAGCCCGTCAAGAAGAAGCACCGCGAATGGGCGCGGCTCGCCACGCTGGCAGCTGGAGCTTCGGTTCCAGACAACGGCGACATCCGCATGGTGGTGACGTTCTACCCGCCTGACCGGCGCGGGGACAGGACGAACTACCCAAACCGCTGCAAGCCCTATTTCGACGGCATCGCGGACGCATTGAAGGTCAACGACCGCCGCTTCCTGCCGAGCTACCACTTTGCCGAGCCGGTCAAGGATGCGCGGGTTGTCTTTGCGATAGCGGCAGCCGCGCGAAGCGCTGAGACAAACGAAGATTTGGCTCAGTCCGAAGGACGGCAGAGCGGGCCGAAGGCATCGCCCAAATCCAGTCGAGAGGCCGCGTAGATGGCCCACACCGACCAGCCCTTCAGTGCGCCGCGTCCCTTGATCGAGACGCTTCCCAAGGCTGTGCGCTGCGCAATCGCCGCCAAGTCCCGGCTGGAAGAGATCAACCTCACCCGCTGGGCACAATCCTACGGCGTCACCGAACAGGACGTTGAAGCTGCATGGATTCACGAACTGACCAAGGAAACCAATGCTCGGGAATGTGGAGAAGGCAAGTGAGGATCAGCGTCAAGCATATCCAGGATGTTGTAGCAGCTGACTTTCAAATCCCGGTGGGCGCGATGTGGCATCCGACCCGCGAGCGCCAATATGCGTGGCCGCGGCAATATGCGATGCTTCTTGCTCGTGAGCTGACACCGCTCTCCACGACGGTTCTTGGCCAACTGTTCCAGCGCGACCATTCGACTGTCTGCGCGGGCATCAAGTCGGCTCGCAAGCGCATCAGCAAGAACCGCAGCCTAGCCCTCAAACTAGAGGCTCGCGCACTCCTTCTGGCCTGCGAACCGAAGAAACTTGGGGATAGCAGATTTATTGGGTTTTCGCCAGTTTCGCGTGACCAATCACATAGCTTTCCACAGGTTATCCACGAACCTGCTACATTCGTTCCGGTTGCTTACGAAGCGGCGCTGGCGGCATAGAATCGTCGATGGCGACTATACCCCTCACCGCTCGGCAAGAAAGCGTCTGGCGCTACATTTCATCGTGTACGCGCTCGCCCACCTATGACGAAATGGAGGCTGCGCTCGGTATCGGGCGGAGCAACCTCAACGGCATTATCTCGGCACTAAAGTCGAAGGGATTTGTAACCTACACTCCGGGTCGCGCCCGTTCTCTGATCGCGCTGAACCCAGTCACAGACTTGTCCGCTTTCACGACAGCCGAGCTGGCTGCGGAGATCGCGCGGAGACTAACGCAATGAGCGCCGCGCTGCTCGCTAAACTGATCGCAGCCGGAACGCCCGCTGAGCTTGTCGCCGAAGTGGCGATGCAGCTGGCGCGAGCCGAAGCCGCCGAAAAGAAGCTGGAGAGCAAGCGCGAATACGACCGCGAATACCAACGCGAGCGTCGTACGACTCGTACGACATCGTACGATTCAAACGATGTCGGCGACGCCCCTTCCCTTGATAAAGAAATACCCCCCAGACCCCCTAAAGAAATTAATCCCATCCCATGTGTGCGAAACACGCGCGCGAGAGCCAAGCATCCGCTTCCTGCCAACTGGATACCGATGGCGCTGAAGCCTGACGGGCAGGCGGGAATGATCGTTGCCCGAAAGCCCGCCGGTTGGATCGAGCGGCAACTCTCGAAATTCAAGGATCACGCCCTGCAAAACAACCGCCAGTGTTCCGATTGGGACGCGGCGTGGAGGAACTGGATCAAGCAAGCGGACGAGATGGAACATGGACGATCTCACTCCCTGGGAAGACATCAATCCCCCGATGGCCTCAGCGCCACGGCCCGCGCCGGCCTCGCGGTCTTCGGACGATGAGGCGCGAACGGTGTTCCGCAACGAATTGACGGCCTGCCTAGCCCTGACGGCCCCGGCGGGAATGACCGAGGAAGCGCGGCGCGACTGGCTTACGGTTGCGTGGCAATCGCTTCGCGACATTCCGCCGCACATCCTTCGCGTCGGGACGGCCAAGGCGCGGCTGACGTGCGATCACCCGTCCAAGATCGTTCCGACCATCGTTGCCGAAACTGCCGAGATGATGCGCTGGAACCGGGAATCGCGAACTGAAAGCGATGCTCTGATGATCGCTGGCCCGCCGAAGAAAAAGCACGTCATGGATCGCCGTGGCGAACCGATGAGCGAAGCCGACACTGCCGAGCTGAACCGCATTCTGGAGAACCTGGGAGCAACCGCGCGCTATCGCACTGACGGCTCGCGATATTTTCCAGCAGCATAGCCAAGAGGGTGGGAGGGTGTAATGGCGAAGAAGCGTGGAAGGCCAAGGAAGAACGGACCTCGGGACAATAGCGGCCGCCTGATTCCGCCGGGCAAGTTCACCCCTCCTCCGCTGCACATCATCGAGCGCAGGAACCTGTTTTCGTTCGTCTCCCCAACCAAGGGGCCGGACGGACGGGCCGGCGAGATCGACCAGGACGTGTGCGACGGGATCGGCCAGTTCCACGCTCTCGGGTTGTTGGACGGGCACCCGATTGACGGACTGGAGCTTAGGAACATCGGCCGCGAATGGCGCGACTGGTTCGTGTCGCTTCTCCGCAAGCAGGGGTTCAAGGGCGGCGGTTACGAGCGGATGGACAAGGCCCGCGAGCGGGAGCCCAAGCACAACGAACGCCTCGACCGGATGGACGATGCACTGCGGGGATTCGAGCGCTCGGCGCTGATGAGCCTGCTGATCGATCCGGTTGTCGGCAGCTGGCCATGCGGTGAAGAGGAAGCGCCGTGGGTGCGGTCGCTGGTGAGTGTGGCACTGATCGAACGCAAGCGCCCGGTGAAGGTGGTTCGGTTTCCCGATGCCAATGACCATGCGCTGCTGGCAGCTGCGATCCGCGGACTGTTTTGCCTTTACGATGCGAGCTTGCCGGGACGGTATGAGGGGAGGCTTGTGGCATGAGGATTGGGTCGTTCTCTGGCCCCATGTCCTCTCCGCGCCAGAACCGTCTGCGTGTCAAGCTTTACATCGCGCAGCGCGGATATTGCGGCATATGTGGGCGCAAACTTAAATCCCTGCTGCATTGTTCGATTGACCACGTTGTTCCGCGCGGACGCGGCGGCTCGAATGACGGAAACCGCATTGTCGCGCATCGACGCTGCAACGAAGACAAGAGCGACAGGGCTCCAACCGGATGCGAGCTTATTTGGCTTAACGCGGCGAATGCAGGAGTCGGCGATGAGCGACAACGTAATTTACCTTCAATTCCGCAGCCCGCACATGGAGGACGATACGATGGCGTTCCTCTCGTGCAAACACTGCAAGAACAAGACGTTCACGTTCACGCTTGATGTGCCGGATTATTTTCCGCTGATGCGCTGCGCGGCGTGTGGCCAACATATGGGGCGCATGGGCTGGTATCACGATGATGAGAAAGAACAGGGAACCAACGCCTAGCTCGCAGCGTTGTTCCAGCGCGAACGCTACATCGCGCTTGACAGCTTGCGAATTATCGCATACCATACGCTAAATCTAGGAATTGCGTTCGTCACGCAGCGGCTCGCTTCGGCGGGCCGTTTTCGTATCTGCGCCGCCGGAATACAGCAGCAACAGAGGCGTGCAGACTCCCCGACAAGTGCATCCGCGCGCAAGCACAGACACGGACACTGGGCGCAGGCTCTGGCTGTGTCGGGGAGATCAATAGGGAAATCGCCGCTTTCGTGTTCGTAAAGCTGGGGCGGGGGACGCAAGCCAGCACCGAACCTACTCACGGCGATCCAATTCACTCGGCACACACCTCGCGTTCTCGCTAAATCCCGCGAGGCACCTGCTGACATAACCCACGAGAATCCGGGCGGTTCCAGACGGAGGGCGCACATGTTCTGGCGGCCTCTTCAGCGCGGCATCTACAAGCCGTGGTGGGCGACCGCCGGAGCCGATCGATACGGCGCTGCCGGGCTAGCCGCGCGCCTCATTGCCGATGCGCTCGGCGGCATCCTGTTCCTGCAATACGCGAACGACCGCGATCATCTCCAATGGTGAGGACATAAATGGCACTCCAGCTTTCCACCGCCTTGCGCAATGCGCGCCTCGACGTGATCGAGACGACGATCGGCACATCGCCCATCCTCAAAATCCGCACTGGCGCTCCGCCTGCCGCTTGCGCGACTGCGGACTCGGGCACCGTGCTTGTGACCTGCAACCTTCCCTCGGACTGGATGAGCGCGGCCTCTGTCGGTTCCAAGGCGCTTTCCGGGACGTGGCAGGATACGTCCGCCGACAACACCGGCACTGCGGGTCATTTCCGTATCTACGACAGCGGCGGGACCACCTGCCACATGCAGGGCACGGTCACTGCACCCGGCGGCGGCGGCGATCTCCTGGTGGACAATACGAGCTTCGCCGCGGGTCAGCAGTTCGTCATCTCTTCGTTCACGCTCACCGACGCCAACAGCTGAGGCGATGTCCTGGTCGCCGGCCAACTACGCCAGAGGGGGCGCGTGGGTGCGGCTGAACCAGTATGTCCGCAGGAAGGGCAACAAGGCGCTGGCCCAGTCCCCGCCGACCGGCGCGGTCCTGTTAAGTCTGCTCGGCGACTTGCAACTCACCGCAAGCAGCGTCCTCCAGGTCAACACACCGCTGACGTTCGGCGCTCTCGCTTCAACATTCGACAGCCTGATAACTTCCCTCACCGGGCAGGTTTACCAGGCTGGATCGCTGGTCGGCTCACTTTCGGCATTGACCGCATCGGGATCGGCAAAGCTCAAGCTCACCGCATCCAGAAGCGGGGCGCTGGGCGACCTTACGGGATCACTGACCGGCGCGCTTAAGATTACCGGCACTGGAACCCCGTCGCTCGACGCCCTGACATCTTCGTCAGATTCAGGCTCGGGTCTCGCAACGCCGACCCTGACGAATTATTCGGCGCTCGGAACGGCTCCGCTGGTTCTTGAATGGAGCACGACGGATTATGTCGCGGGACTGAGAGCCCAGCTTCAGATCGATTACAATTCCGACTTCAGCACGCCGGAACAGAACATCATCTTCTTCATCGACGGCGCATCCTGGTCGTCGGCGGACGCTGATATCAACCTTGCCACGCCGGTCGTCGGCACGGCCTATTATGCCCGCATCCGAACACTGAGGGACAATGAGAGCGGCGCAACAGCAGTGACTGGCAACGACCCGCTTGGCAATGCGCTGTCGTTCCAAGCCGACGCTTCCGGATGGTCGGACACGTTCACCGATACGAACCTCGGGAACACGACGGCCTATCGTTATTACCGCATTTACATGACCGCCGGGAACAGCGGTTCCGGAGTCTGCACGATCGGTGAAGTGGAGCTATCCGAAACGGTTGGCGGCTCGGACACGACCAGCGGGCAGACCTTCACCGCATCGGATCAGGAAACGTCGCTGGACGCCGGATCGGTTGCAAACGCATTCGATGACAGCGCAACGAGCTTCTGGGAGTCGCATATCAGCGGCACCGTTACCGCGTTCCCGCACTGGATACAGGCCGATTACGGCGCAACCTCGGGCAACTGGAAAGCCATTAATCAACTGAAGGTTTCGGCCCGTTCGAACAACGGATCACAGGCCCCCAAGGACTTTGTGTTGCAGGGCTCGGCAGATGCCTCAGCCTGGACTGACATCATCACCGTGACCGGCGCAACCGGCTGGGCCAACGGCGAAACGAGGACATACACGACATGAGGCGCATCATTGTTGCGCTTCTGGCGCTCATGTGGACGACCGCCGCGCAGAGCTTTCCAAAGCCACCCGACGTGCCGGATTACGTATCGTTCACGCCGCAATACAAGACCGACAGCTCGGATAACGTCGAGATCAATTCGACCATCACGCCGATGCCGGTCTCGTCTTACCAGCTAACCAATATCCCCATCCCGAGCCTCACCAACCGCGTCGATACGGTCGCGGGCGGGAGCACCAATTTCAAGCTGACGACCCTTGACGGCGGGACTGCGGACACCGCCAAGTTCCGCACCACCATCGACTTCGGCTTCATGCTGCCCGACGACCCAGTAAGGAACTACGGGCAACCAGGCCAAAGCCACCTGCACTGCTTCTTCGGTGCTGGTTCGGTCAACGCCTACTCAACCTACAAGACGTTGCGCAAGCACGCGATCGACAGCACGGCGATGGGGACGGACGCTAACGGAACCGGCTACTGGTTTCCCTGCGTCGTCGTTCTCGATCCTTATGGAAACGGCAAGAACTACGCGATCAAGCCGGACAGCGTAACGGTCTATTACGAGGCCAACCCGGTTGACATGAAGCGTGCCGCCTATGTCCCGCGCGGGCTTCGTTACGTGCTTGGCTTCGACATGGACTCGTCGAGCCCGACCAATCAGTTCGCATGGCTGCAACCCGCCCTGGATACGGCCAACGCCGCTTACGGATCGACGCGTTACATGCTGGCACCTCCAGGCGGAACGTATGCATCGCGAGCACTCTACACCTGTGACGGAGCCTCGCCCGCATCGGTTTCTGTCCTGAAGAACGCAGACGGTTCCGACCCGTTCGGCGGGACGTGCGAATATTCCAAGGTCACAGGGTCAATCTCGGGAACGACGCTCACGGTGACGGCTGTCACCAGCGGCACTGTGCGCGCCGGGCAGAGCTTGAGCGGGACAGGGATAACTGCGGGGACGGTCATCACCGCACTGGGGACGGGTGCCGGCGGCACGGGAACCTACACGGTCAGCAATTCGCAGACGGTCGCCTCGACCACAATCGAAGGCAAGTCGCAGCTGCATATCCGCATCACCGGCCCGCGCTGTTTTGACGGTTTGAACCTGTGGGCTCCGGGCGGTTACAAGAACGTCTATCAGGAGGTCTGGGACAACCTCAAATCCAAGTGGGTCTGCGGTTACAATGGTTATACCCTACCCGCCCTGACGGTCCAGGTCGATTTCACGCAATATGGATGGAGCGACCGCCAGCGCTGGGATTTGTCGAGCGATATCTCCTACCGCGCCGCCAAGGGCCTGACGACCACCCAGGTTCCGCCCGGCACGACGTTCCACACCGACTGGTTCGGTGGATGGGATGACGACATCATGCGGATTTGGGAAACCAGCATCGGCGTCGAGAACCACACCACGCACGAGATGAACAACAGCTACATCAGCAACACGCAGCAGCTCCACGGTGGGATGGGAGCTGGTGGACGTAATCCACAGGTTGACGGGTCGAGCCTGCCGCACGTCCTTGAGACAGACAGCGGATGGATGCTGATTCCACCGGCATGGTCAGGCTCGCTGACCAACATGCACCTGCACAACTGAACCTGAAACAGCCCACCCGCGAGGGAGCTGAAAGCGAGGGTTACGAATGGACGAGGTTCGCGAGCGCATTCTCGCGCTGCTCATGGAAGGACGTAGCCTAAGTTCGATCTGCCGCGAAGATGGAATGCCTTCGGCGCGAACTGTTCAGCGTTGGCAGGCCGATGACGAAGAGTTTGATGTCGCAGTTACGCACGCGCGCGAGGAGGGCTTTCATTATCTCGCTGAACAGGCCCGCATCAAGGCGCACGTTGCCGAGGATGCAGCGAAGGGTCGCTTGGCGTTCGATGCTGACCGCTGGTATCTGGGCAAGCTCTCCAATGCCTTCAGCGACAACAAGGCGCAGAAGCACGAGGTCACGCACGACCTGAGCGACAAGGCGAAGGCGTGGCTGGGTCTGAGTTCCTAGAACTTTGCGCCGAACGCTGGCCGGACAAGCTGGCACGGCTCAGGGGCGGCTTCTACACGATCAAGGACAAGGCCGGTAAAGAAATCCCGTTCGTGATGAACGAGGATCAGGAGCGCTTCATCAGCGAGCGCCACGGCCTGGATATCGTTCTCAAGGCCCGGCAGAAGGGTTTTACGACGGTCATCCAGCTCGACATGCTGGACGATTGCCTGTTCCGACCGAATACGTCAGCCGGCGTGATTGCGCATAATTTGCAGGACGCAGAGGCGTTCTTCGCCGACAAGATCAAGTTCGCGTATGACAAGCTGCCGGACGAGTTCAAAGCGGCGGTAAGTGCGACCAACGACACGGTTCGCAGTCTGAAGTTCAGCAATGGATCGTCAATCCGCGTCGGCACATCGCTGCGCTCGGGCACGATCCAACGGTTGCATGTTTCGGAATACGGCAAGCTCTGCGCCAAGTTTCCCGAGAAGGCGCGCGAGGTAAAGACCGGCGCGTTCAACACGGTGGCGCTGGGCCAGCAGATTACCGTGGAGTCCACTGCCGAGGGGCAGACAGGCGACTTCCACGACATGACGACAACCGCTCAGAACAGAGCGGCCAAGGGCGATCCGCTCACAGAAATGGATTGGAAGTTCCATTTCGCGCCGTGGTGGACAAGCTCGGAATACGCGCTCGACGCCGAAGTGGTCGAAACAACCGAGCACAAGGAATATTTTGCCAAGCTCGAAAGTCAGGGCATCACATTAAGCCGTGAGCAGCGCGCTTGGTATGTGAAGAAGTCCGAAGAGCAGGGCGAGGACATGAAGCGCGAATACCCCTCCACACCGGAGGAGGCGTTCGAGGCTTCGATCGAGGGGGCTTACTTCGCGACGGAAATGCGGAAGATGCGCGAACAGGGGCGCATTTGCCGCATTCCGATCCTGAACAAGCCGGTGGATGTTTACTGGGACTTGGGCGTTGGCGATGCGATGGCGATGACGTTCAAGCAGCAGCTTGGCATCGAAGAGCGGATTATCGACTATTACGAGAACAGCGGTGAGGGTTTCGAGCATTATGCCCGCATCCTGAACGACAAGAAGTATATCTACGGGCGGCATTTCTTCCCGCACGACGGCGACCACCGCTCGCTTGGGTTGGTTGCCAAGTCGAAGAAGCAATGGGCGGAAGAGGCCGGAATCAAGCCGATCACAATCGTTCCGCGGATTGCCACGGAGTCAGCTGGCATCGAGGCATCGCGCGCTTTCCTGCCGAGCGTATGGATTGATGAGGAGCGCTGCGCTCGCTTGATTCAGTGCCTCGATAATTACCGCAAGGACTGGGACGACAAGATGGGGACGTGGAAAGACACGGCCCGCCACGACGAGTTCAGCCACGGATACAAGTCTTTTGAAACCGCAGCGGTCGCGCCAAAGTCGGTCAAGACCAAGCCGCTAAGCTACTCCAACAAGGGGATCGTATAGGATGGAAGTCGATCCCGCATTCCTCGCGTTCCTTCAATCGGAGGAAGCCCGCGCCTATGACGGGCAGCTGCTCGACGACGTTGAGGCGGCGATCAACTCCTACAACGGCGCGGAATATGGCGACGAAGAGGACGGGCGCTCGCAGGTCGTTGCGCGGGACGTAGCGGAAACCACCGACTATATGCTGACATCCGTGCTCGACGCGTTCGTGGCATCGGGCCGCGTGGTGGAGTTCGAGCCTTCATCCGAAGACGACGAGGACATTGCCGATGACGCGACCGAGGCGATGCACTTTCTTTACCGCAAGAAGTCCGGATATCGCCTGATCCACGACTGGGCCAAGGCTGGGCTGCTTGAGAAGATCGGCATCGTCAAGACCTGCGTCGAGCGCAAGAAGCAGAGAGTGGTTGCGGATTATCACCCGGCCTTCATGCCCGACGATGCGATCGAAGCCGAGGAGACGGGACAGGTCCACCCGGAGGACGGCGCACCGATCATCCGCGCGGTCACGCTCGAGGATTCACCGGTTCAGTTCCCCGATTACCATGTGCCGCTTGAGGAGTTCCTTCGCGCTCCTGACGCACGCGACCTGGAGACGGCGGTCTATCTCTGCCACCTGACGGAAAAGAGCCTGTCCGAGCTGAAGGAGATGGGGCTCGACGTTGACGGCATACCACTGAGCGACGGGCAGACGCCGTTCATCAATTCGCTTGCCAACGCCCGCGAGGACGGCCGCAACAACTGGCTCGGCGTGCTCGACCGCCAAGGCCCCAACCGCAAGGTGTGGCTGCGGGAAGAATATGTCCTCTACGATCTCAACGGCGACGGGATCAGCGAGCGGCTGTGCATCCACCGGGTTGGGAACACGATCCTCAAGATCGAGGAGGTCGATTACCAACCGTTTGAATATTGGTGCCCGTTCCCGATGCAGGGGCGGCTTGTGGGTCAGTCATTGGCCGACAAGACGATGGACATCCAGCGCGTCAACACCGTGCTCGAACGCAACATGCTGGACAGCCTTTACCAGCAGACCGCGCCGGGGACGTTCATCTCGGAAGACGCGATTGGCGATCATACACTCGATGACCTTCTGACGATCCGGCCGGGCCGCGTGGTGCGGTTTGCCGGCGTCGTTCCGCCCATCCCCGAACAACGGGCGGACGTGTCGGCCACGGCAATGGCGGCAATCGAGTTCAAGATTCGCCAGAGAGAGTCCAGGACCGGCATTACGCGGCTCAACAAGGGCGTTGACGAAGACACGCTCAACGACACCGCCAAGGGCCAAGCGCAGCTGATGGCGCGCGGCCAGCAGATGGAGCGCTACATCATCCGCAACTTCGCGGAAGGCGTTGCGCGATTATTTATGAAGAAGGTCGGGCTGATGCGCAAATATGCGCAGCCCTTCCGCATCCGCGTCGATGGCGAATATCGCGAGGTCGATCCGTCGCAATGGCCCGAGGACATGGAAGTCCAGGTGACGGTGGGCCTTGGCTCCGGGTCCAAGCAGGACCGCATCATGTATCGCAACATGATCGCACAGGCCCAGACGCTGCTGATGCAAGCCGGCGCACCGATTTGCAGCTGGGAGAACGTGTTCAATAACCTTAGCGCGGGCGCGAAGGACATGGGGCTGGCCCCGAACGACATCTTCACGCACCCCGACGAAGCACCGCAGCAGGAGCCGCAGCCTGATCCGAACATGCTGAAGGTGATGGCCGAGATGCAGATCGGTCAGGCCAAGTTGCAGCAGGCGCAGCAGGAGGGACAACAGAAGCTCGCGCTGATGGCCCAGAAGCACGAAAGCGACGCGGCGATTGCACAGTTCAAGTCGAACATGGAAGCCGATTTGGCCGTCCGCCAACAGAATCTCGACATGATGCTCCAGCGCATGGAGATGCAGATGGAAGCGCAGAAGCACGAGCACGACATGAAGCTGAAGGCCGATGAGTCGAAGGCCAAGGTGAAGACGCTGCGCCGTGGCGGGGCACTGAACAAGTGACCGAAGCCGAGCGCATCGCCCGCGCCACCCGCGCGCAAGCGGCATTGGATGAGTTCCTGTCGCCAATGTTCGCCGAACTGAAGGACGAATACACCGCGCGCCTCACCGAAGTAGCAACGACCGAGCTTGCTCCGCACCGCCGCTCGGACATGATCGCCACGCTGTCCGTCGCGCTGAAGGTCGTTGGCACACTTCAGGCCGGAATGACCGAAATCGTGCGTGACGGTGAGCTTGCCAAGCAATCTCAGGCCAGAGCCGAGAGAGTTTCACAGATGTCCGACGCCGCCCAACGGCTGCTGAAGATCGGAGCCGGATACTAATAAGAGCGGGGACTACCCGCCGACTGTTTCGCTACCCGAAAACACGACCCGCAAAGTGGACGCCGACGCGGCGAAAGCGAGCCGGGGACGGTCAAAGCCAACTCGGGGGGCCGCAGCCAGAATGTGGCGCTGCAAACCATAGGTGACAAGTGACGACCCAGCCTGAAGCGGCAGTCGGCAACGAGTCCACGTCCGTGGAAACGCAAGCCGATCCCAAAGACTATTTCGAGCAGCTTGCAGCCGAAGAGTTCGGCATCACGGACGAAGAAGAAGAACCGGCAGAAGGCGCAGGGGAGCAATCCGAAGCCACCGAGGAAGCCGAAGACGACACCGCAGCCGAAGAGGAAGCCGACGATCTTCCTCCCATCGACGCCCCGGTATCGTGGGATGCAGAAGCGAAAGAGGTGTTCAAGAACCTCCCGCGCGAGGCGCAAGAGATTGTCGCCAAGCGCGAGGGGGAGCGCGAACGCTTCGTCCA